CCGTTATCAAGCGTGCCGACACGTTTGATATTTTCCTTCAGCCGCCGGTCTGATCCCATAGCCCAGCCACCGAGCAGCGAGCCGCCAAGCCCGAAGAGGCCGCCCATCGCCGCATTCGACTTGGCGAGCTGCTGATTGTACTGACCCATCTGCTGATTGTAGTTCTCATTGATCAGCCCGGCCTGATCCACAGTCGGCAGCTGCGTCGTCGGCGTGTTGACATAGCTCGGCTGGTGGACCTGCGAGCCCGACATCAGCGCCGAAATCTCGTTCAGCGGCTGGTTTCGCTCGGTCAGGATCGAGTTCTGGGCATTGGAATACATGTCTCCGAGATACTGGTCGGAGGCGGCCTGCTTGCGCGTCGAAAAATCGCGCATGGCGTTGTTGTAGGCGGCCGAGCCCATCGAGATGCCCTTGTCGGCCAGGCTCTGATCGAGGCTCGCCTGGTCGCGGTCCCAATGGTTGTTGAAGCCGGACTGCCAGTGATCGTTGACGTATTTGTCAACGTTGCCCGAACTGAGATCGACGTTCGTTCCGAGGATGCCGGAGACTTTGGCCGTCTGCTGGTTGGCGAGCTTCGCCAGCCCGAGCTGGGTTTGCTGTGACTGGTTGTAGATCGCCTGATTCTCAGGCGAATAGGTCTGATAGGCCGAATAGGTCGGCAGCTGATAGGTCTTGCCGGTCTGGTCTTTCATCGTCTGGTAGCCGCTGATCTTGTATTCCAGCGAACCATCAGGCGTGTACTGGTTGGTGTGGCTCAAGCCCGCATTGGCGATGGCGGTGTCGACGTTGGTGGCCGTCTGCGCCGCTGCGGTCTGGGTCGGATCAGGCGCCTTCGGGGCCTTCGGCGTGGAGACCATAGGGAAAATCCTCTTTCATGATTGCGTAAAGCAGCGCGTCGCAGTCGCCGAAATAGGCTTGCTGGCGGCCTTCGAGACGGGCGCCGAGCCGGGCCAGAACCGTCTGGGCCTCGATGTTGTCGGCGCGGGTCCTTGCGGTTGCCCGGCGGCAGCCGAGCTGGCGAACCACGTAGTGAAAGACCGATCGCATCAGCGTCAGCGTCAGCCGGTCGGCGGCCAGCGAAACCTCGACGTCATGCGCGGTCCAGACGTTGAAGACGAAGCCGGCGATGATCCGGCTGCGGTCGACATGGGCGAGCGTGGTGTAAGGCGGATCAAAGGTGACGCCGATCCTGGCCCCGACCCAGGCCGCGATCTCCTCGCGCGGTTCGGAGACGATCAAATCGGCGCGCCCTTTTCATAAAGCACGGAGCCGCCGATCACCGCCGCCTCGGAGACGGAGCCCGATGAACCGGAGATCAGCGCGCGGATCGTCGGCGCGAGCGCCGAACCCGCGCCCCCTGCGGAGGCAAACTTTCGGACGAGCGAAATGCCGGGGAATTTCGCGACACCCCAGATCGCCGTTCCCCATTTCGCCGCAGCATTGTTTTCGACCGAGGACAGAAGGGCTGTCGGAATCTTGGTCTGATAGTCCACGGAGATCCCGGCATACATCAGCGTCGACACCCCGATCTGCGCCGTCACCCCGATCAGCTTCGAGAGCTTGGTCGAGAGCCCGTCGCCGTAGCGGCTCCAGGCGCCGACCATCAGCGCATCGATCGCCACGCCATTGTCGTTGGCGCCGGTTTCCGCCTCACGGACCGTGCCGTCGGCGCTGCCGAAGAACAGCCGGTCCTGCCATGTCGCCCAGCAGGAGGCCGGCATGCCGACGAAGCGGCACCAGGCCCCGGTTTCGGTGTTCATGACATATTGATAGGGGCCGAAGGAGGACGGCAGGTTGACGATCGCCATTTGCCGCGCCGGAAAGCTCGAAAGCTGCCATTCCTCGGACGTCGTGCCGATCGCCGCCACGGTCTCGCGCCAGGTCGGGCCGATCTTGGCGGTAATCGCGCCGAGGCTGGTGGCGCCGCGATCGAGCTGCACCGCCTTGCTGATCGGCACGATGCCATCCGTCGTCATGATCGCCAGATCGGCGCCGACGGAGAGCAGGCAGCGATCGGTGCCGAGCGGCCGGCCGAGCTTGAAAGTGCCGATCAGGCCCCAATTGGAAGCACTCGAAGGATCCGATCCCTGGAAGACGATCACCTCGCCTTCCGAGGAGATCAGCACCAGGCACTGCTGCAGACCCGTGGAAACGGGGATGGTCCAGACGTTGATCGCAACCAGCGTGCCGCCATATTTCATGTTGCCGCCGACCGGCAGAACCGTCGCCGCGCCGCTGACGGCATCGGTGGCGAGATACCAGACATTGGTCGAATTCTTCTCGATGAACCACAGACGCGAGCGATAGGCCGTCACCGCGATCAGCAGCGAGGCGTCCGAAATGCCCGTGATCATCGTCGAGGGCACGTAAGGTGTCACGACCGCGCCCTTTTCAAGCTGCGCATTGATGACCGAGCCCGAAACGGTGACGACAAGCGTGCCGGCCGCCGGCGTGAAGGCGAGCGACACCCGGTTGTTGATACCAGTTCCGTTCAGCGTGCCGGTGAAGGCGCCGGAAAGCGTGACGGAGCCGGTGCCGAAGAAGCTCAGCATGTAGGGCGTGTTGCGAACGGCGACGTTCTGGGTGGCAAGTGTTGCTGTGCCGACAAGAAAATTGTTCGTCCAGGCGGTGCCGTTGAAGAGCAAGGGCGTGTCGAGGCCGTTGACGAGACGCAGGAACTCCTGGCCGGCCGGGTTGGTATATTGCTGCACTGACCAATGGGCGCTGGCCATGCCGGAGACGACAGGCGCACCGACGGCGCCGCCGACAGTGACGTCGAATATCTTGTCACCGGCTGCGGCAAAAAGCCGGTTGGTGGCGCCCGAATAGGGAATGACCGTCTGCACGTCGCCGCCGAGGCCGGTGGAAAAGGCGAGCGACCCATAGCGGGCGCGCACCCGGTTGGCCTCGGGAAAGAAGTTGTCGAGCTGAAACGCCGCATCCGCAGGCATATCTGCCATCTCGACATCGGTTCGCCAGCCGCCGATCGGCGCGATCCAGTCTTTGCTTGGCGAAACGCGGCGGGTGCGCCCGTTTGGAGGAACAGGTCTGCGTGTCATGGGTTGGCCACCGTAATTGTGCCCGGCCAGTAATTCTCCGGCGTCTGTCCCCTCACCGGCAGCGAGAGGTCGACGGCGCTTGCGGCGCGGTCGGCGCCGATGGCGGCTTCCTTGGATCGCTCGAAACTGGCGATCTCCTCGCCATAATCGAGGCCCTTGGCCCGCTTCCAGCGCCAGATCAGCGAGAGTTCGAGAAGGTCTTCGGGGAAACGCGCCGTATCGGTATCGTTCGCCCAGTTGCCGGCATAAGTCGCCCCGCCGTTCACCGCCACCCAGAAGCCGGAGATATATTCGTATCCGATCGTCTCGCCTGAGGCGTTGGGGTAGATGTCGAGCTTGCCTCCCGACATGCGCCAGATCTGCGGCACCGGGTTCGCGTTCAGGATCGTCTGGCGCTGCCAGGTCTGCGGCTCGACGGGGCCGTTGAGCTGCCAGAGGCGCGAAGCGTTCCAGATCCTCGCATTGGTGGCGAAGCGGTCCCAGTCGGCGGGCGGCTCAGTCGGCTCGGGGTTAGCGCCGGTCGCGGTGAATTGCCTGTCGACCAGGAGTGTGGACCAATCATGCTCGCGCATCAGGTCGCGGCCGGCGCGGGTGGAGAGGATGCGCAGCTGCATGATCTGCGGATCCGCCGAGGACATGACGGCCGTCGGCGGATCGAGGTCGATTTCCGCGCAGACGTTCTGAATGATGGTCAAGAGCGACATGCACGGGATCTCCGGTTCAGGCGGCGACGCGGCCGCGGGACTTGTTGCCCTGGCCGCTGCCCTGGCGTTCGTTTTCGAGCGCCTCGAAACGGGAGGCCATCTCCTTCATCTGCTCCTGCAGGCGGGTGACCTCGCCCTTCAGCCGTTCGTTTTCGGCGGCAAAGGCCGAGGCCGCGCTGGAATTTTCGGCGGTGGCAAGATAGGCCCGGGCGGCGGCGGCGAGCTCGTTCGCCCCCATGCCGACCTTCTGCTTGACGGTGTCGGAAAGCGCTGCGAGCTGCTCGACGGTATAGATATTGACCGCCTCCAGCTCCTTGATCTGGCTGGGCTTGAGATAGGGCCATTGCGCCAGCGGCGTTCCGGTCAGCTGCTCGCGGGCGGCCGCGCCTTCCTTGAAGCGCTTATAAGCGTCGGAAAAGCGCTGTTTGTCGTTTTCGGTAACCTCGCGATAGACTTCGGTGTGCTTGTCGCCTGAGATGAAGATGCGGACGAATTCCTTGTCAGCGAAAATCGGCCGGCCTTCCTTCTCCGTCAGAAAGGTCTGCTCGACCGGTTCGAGGCTGAAGGAGGCATAAATTCCGGTGCTGTTGTCGGGCATGGTGTGTCTCGCTGTTGATGGCGGGGAAAAGTGGGATGGACGCCGAAGCGCCCGCTGTGATGTCGTGCCGGTGGCTGCCCCTCACCCGGGGTCGCGGCATGTCTCTTCTCCCGCAAGCGGGGAGAAGGTGGCGGCAGCCGGATGAGGGGCAGGCCACGGATGACAAAAGAGAAGCAGCAGTCCGAACGGGCGCCGAAGCGCCCGTTGGTTGACGTGATTTAGTTCACCTTCGACAGGAACGGACGCATCAGCGTCGCCTCGAGCACGCCCGTCGCGGTGATGGTGACGCCGGTGCCGTTGGCGGTGGCGTTGGCCGAGAGGGTGATGCTCTGGATGACGCCGTTCGGGTTGTAGGTGATGCCCGAGATCGTCGTGCCGCCTGCAATCCCGGTGCCCGCGACAGCTGCACCGATGAACGGGCCGGAACCGGCGTTGAGGCCGGACAGGCTGGTCAGCAGGTTGGAGCCGTTGACCGTGGTTGCCGTGAACGTCTGGTTGGCCGCCGCAAAGTTGACGTTGGCAATGGCCTTGGTGGTTGCCGTGGCCGAGGCCGGGGCGCTCGCCTGGCCTGCCGTGGTGGTGGTTTCGGCAACGACGAGGGCCGCCGTGGCGGTCGCCACCTGCGACGGCGCCTGGCCGTTGCGCTGCAGCCAGAGGTAATAGGTGCCTGGTGCAAGCGAGATGGCACCGACCGGGCCGCCGGTCAGCGTCGGCGGCTGGGCGGCGCCCGAGAAGATGCCGCAGCGCTGGCCGACGACGGCAGCGGCCGTGGTCAGCAGCGAGGCGACATAATCCCGGGTCCACTGGAACCACTGGCCGGGCTGAAGGGTCGTCTGCGAGGCCAGCACGAGCTGGCAATAGACCCATTCGGATTCACGGTCGCCGCCGGCAACCGCGCCGAGGGCGAAGTTCGGCCCGGGAATACCGGAGCCGGAAACGATCGGGCCTTCGACGACGAACGGGTTCGCGCCAAGACGATCGGTCTGGGAAGTTGCGATGGTCATTGGAGTTGATCCTTTCTCGACTTAGGCGAACAACACGCCCTGCAGGAAGGCGTTGTTCATGGTGAGGTTGCCGGCGAAGCCCATGAGCTGCACGAAGGCGTCCTGGTTGGTGTTCATGCGCTCGTCGCCGATCGGCGCCATGTCGCGGTCGCGGTGCGGGCGGTAGAACAGGTACTTGGTGTTCAGGAAGAACATCTGATTAACAGGCGCGCCGCCGCCGAAGCCGCCGTCGAAGATCACGTCGGCGCCCATGTATTGCAGCGACTGGAAGCCGGACATGCCCTTGTCCGCCGAGGTGATGCGCTGGATCGCCTGCAGCGATTCCCAGTAGAGGCGGAAGAAGTTGTTGTCGGCGACGACGAGATCGGGCGCGTCGGAGCCGCGAACGCAGGACATATAGAGCCGGTTCATGTAGCTCTGGATGTTGGCATTGGTGGCGGCCGCCCCGCCATCGGCCGAGGCCGAGAATTTCTGGTTGCGCCAGAAACCCCAGGTGGCGCGCGAGATGCCGCCGACCGTGCCGGAGGTCGGAGAGGTCGAGATCAGCAGCTGCAGGCCGCCGATCTGCCGCCCGCCATCAGCGGTGCCATCGGAATAGCAGTCGAGGGCGATGTTGTTCTTCAGCGTGGTCTCGGCGTTTTCGATGCGCTGCTCGAGCAGATCGAGGATCGCATCCTCGCCCGAATTCTGCAGCTGTTCGAGACCCGACATGGAGACGGCGACCGCGGCCTGCTTGAGATCGTATTCGGCGGCGGTGATGACGTCGGATGGCTGGACGTTCAGGATATCGTAACCAGAGTCAGTTCTGTTATCGCAGAGGCTCTTTATCCCCTGCTTCTTCACCTTGCGCCAACTCAGTGAAGCTCAGACTATATCTTCCCATTTGCTATGGGCCGGGATTTCGTGGGCAGATTATTCTTTCGTCACTGCCTAGTCGTTCGACCTTCCGCATCCCTCACAATCCATAGGATTGCTACATATGCGGCTTGGTTCGGGATTGCCATCATTTTGATTCAGATGCTATTATTAGAACACAACATCTGATTGGCGATGGTTTCCCCCGAATTAACCCGGTTTTTCACCTGAGGTAATACGTGCCAAAGATCACTTTGACATGTGAGTATTGCGGAGCTTCTTTCGAGAAATGGCCTTCGGCGATCCGCTATGCGGAAGCCAACGGAACATCTTCTAAGTTCTGCTCCAGAGCCTGTGTCGGCAAAGCCCGTTCAGATGGTTCGATCGGAGCTAAAAAGACGCGAGGCTCGACCCTTGTCTGCGAGGCGTGTGGGAATGGCTTCTATCGAACCGTCAGCGACATCAAGGCGGGTCGGTCTCGGTTTTGTTCCGAGCCCTGCCGCCAGGAGGGATTTAGGCTGAAGCTGATCGATAAAAGCGCCCCACGTCCTCAAAATCTAAGGGGCAAAACAATCACATGTGTCGTTTGCGGGGATCAGGCATATCGCAAGAAATCGATGATCGAAAGGAACATCGATAAGACCTGCGGCGATCCTAAATGCGTGTCAGCCTATGGCAGGTCCATGTGGGGACTTGAGCCATATTCCGAAGAGGAGTTCTTGAAGCCGCGCCCTAGGCGCCGATACCGAACCACTAATTTCACGCCATTGCAGCGAAAGAAGTGGCTTGGAACGGAGTGCGCTCATTGCGGTTCGACTTCCAACCTAACGCTGGATCACATAATCCCTTGCTGTGCAGGTGGTACAAACGTTCAAGAGAATGCTCAAACGCTATGCGGTCGCTGCAACAATATCAAAGCTGCCACGACGGACAGGCTTTTGGCACGCAAGCAAACCTCAGGCGGCGGCTGCAAAAGTTAACCGCTTGAAGGTGCTGTTTTCCTGGTACTGCAGTTCCTGAACGATGGTGCGGCCGCCGGAGATGGGCTTCTTGCGGCCGCGGCTGTTCAGACGGGTGAGAAGACCATTGTTCTTCGTCACGTCGTCGGCGACCGTGCCGCTGCGGTTGCGCAGCGTCGTGGTCACGATTTCAGAGAGGTTGGGCGAAATGGGCATTGATCATTCCTTTGATCAAACTTGACCGCGCGCGGAGCGCATGGCGTCGCGAAGCGAGTCTCGGATTGAAGTGGGCTGGCCTCTTGCCGCATCGCGGGTCGGGCCCGGGGCGGAAGATCCAGAGATGGATCGCGAGGCGCGGCGGGCTTGATCTGCCGCTGCGGCCCTCTGGGCTTGCTGTTGGTGGATAGGCGCCTGCGCAGTCTGGCTGATCAACTGCCGGCGAATGTCCGGGCGCATCCAGCATGCGGCGTCGTAGGCGTCCTGAAGCGATGATGCCCGCCCTGCGTTGATAAGGGCGACCATGTCGTCGAGAACGTCATCGGCGTGCGCGTTTGCCGGGTCGGAAAGGAAGGCATCGACTTGAGTTTCGGTGTCCCTTTTCCTGAGAACATGTTCGACCGTCGCCTCGACATTGATGGGTCGAGGTTGCGGCTGTACCTGCTGCGAACTCCGCTGCAGGACCTGATCCGTCTGGCCATTGACCAGGGCATGAAGATTGACCCCGGCCATCCTGGCGACGTGAACGACGGTATTGACGGGATCGTGGATCAGCGCCTTTTCCCAGTCGATCGCCCGGCGCATGACGTCTGCATGCGTCATGCCGGCCTGGCGGATGAGCGGCGTGAATTCCTCGAGCCCCTTGTAATCCTGCAGGACGCGGAAGCCGTTATCGACCTCCTGCTCCCGCTTGGCGATCGCCGCCTGCACTTCACCGGGAAGGCTGGTAAATTGCGCCTTGGCTTCCGCCGACCAGCCGGGCGGAACCCGGCTGCCGATGGCTGCGGGCTGTTCAACGCCCTGCCCTCGGCTCTGTGCCTGCGGCGTCTGATGGGCGGCAGCGGTTTGCTCCTGCCCCTTGGCCAGGAAGCGGCCATTTTCGCCGTCGCGCGGCTGGCCGGTGATATCGCCAGGTCCATTGCCTTCGACGGTGTCGATTGCCGCCTTCAGGCTGTCGCGGATGCTGACCGGCCTTTCATTCAAGGACTTCTCATCGAACGCGCCAAAATCTTCGCTGCCGTTGCCGGCCTCGTTCAGGTCTTCCATATCCATTGGGAAAGTTCCTTTTTCGGGGATTGATGCCCGCTAGGTCTTTGTCGTTATCCCGGAACCGCTGCACACTTCCGGGCGACACGCATTAGGTGTTGTATTCGGCGTAGACCCGCCGCAGTTCATTGCGGATTGCCTTTCGATCCGTCTTCGGCTTCTCGATCGGCTGCGGCTTTTCATTACCGATCTCGACCACGCCGGCCGCCCGATAGGCGGAGCGCAGCTTGGCTTTCGAGGTGTAATGCCTGCCGTCATGCATCGACTGGATATCGATGCTGTCACTGACGAAATGCGGCGCCGGCAGATCGGACTGCGCCAGGTTGTCAGCCGGCATGCAGTTGTGCGGCCATTTGTCGAGTGCGTGCCAGCCGCCGCAGACGCGGCAATAGCGTTCTCTCATGTTTCAACTCCAATCACTGATAGGCCGGCGGCTGTGCCTGCAGCTGCTGCAAGGCCTGCGCCGCCGCCTCGCCGCGCGCCTGTTCCACCACGACGCGATGCTCGATCTCGGCCTGGGCGACGCCAAGCTCGGCTTTGCGCTGTTCGGCGCCGGCCTTCACCTGAGCCGTTTTCAGCTTGAGCATCTGCTCGGGCGAAGGTTGCGGCGGTTGCTGCGGTTGCTGCGGCGCGGTCGCCGCCTCGGAGAGCTTGGCGCCGACCTGCTCCAGCGTGCTTTCCAACTGGCGGCCGGCCCTGAAGCCGCGGGCGGCAAAGAGCAGCGTCTCGACCATGACGGGAACGAGGATCGGGTTCTGCTGCGCCATGGCGCCGGCCTGCTGCAGGAAGCCGCCGACCATCTGCACGAATTCCATGCGGCGCTGCTTTTCGGCGTCCTCGTCGGGCTCGATCGTCGAATCCGTTTCGATGTCGATCTGGAAACCGCGAATGCTGTCGTTGCGCAACAGCTGCACCACCTCGTCGATCGTCGGCTGCTGCATCATCTGCTGGAGCTGCGACGGCATTTCGGGCGTCGCCATTTCAGGGGGCGACTGGGCCGGCTGGCCCATTTGCCCGGCGCGCGCCGCAGCCTGCTGGGCAGCCATCTGCATCTGCTGCATCTGCAGCTGAACCTGCTGCTTCTCGGCCATTGTCGGCAGCTTGATGCCGCTCACCAGCATCAAAGTTTCCGGCTGGAACTGATCGCAGATGATTTCGCCGGCCAGGCGGATGATGTCGCGGGCAAACCTGGCAAGCTCCGACTGGCGGTCGCGGATGCGGATCGAGCCCCACTGGCTCTTGATGCGCTGCGCCGTCGCCGTCTCCGACGCCTGGGTATCGCCGCGGACGATGTCGGAAATGCCGGTGATCTGGTAGACGTCTTCGATCAGCTGCTTGCGGGCTTGTATGCAGGCGATGATGACCTTCTGCACCTCGTCGATCGGCAGCGTCACGATGGCTTTCGAGCCGCCCTTGTCGGTAAAAGCCGCCCATTCCGGGATCGGCACCATCACCGCGTCATTGTCAGGCCGCATCGCCTTCTCGATCGCCGGCGAGATTGCGCCGTCGCCGGAGGGGTAGAATACTTTCAGGCGCAGCTGATCGGTCAGCTTGTTGACGCGCTTCGTCAGCAGATCGATCTCGTCGCATTGCTGCTGATAATAGACATAGTCGGGCACCGGGATCAGCGAGCTGGTCGACATCGTTCCATAGGCCGGACGCGGGCAAGGCCAGAAATGCGTCAGGTCGAGCGGCGGCTCCGACACTTCGAGCGCCACCGGCGCGCCATCGGCGATCCAGACGGTATAGTTTTCGCTCTTGCACCAGATCTCCCAGACATGGGTCTTGCCTTCGTTCTCGGCGCGCTCGGTCTGGCTGGTGCCCTTGTTGCTGCCGGCACCTTGTGCCTGGAGCGATGCCATGGCGTCGGAGCCGAAGCGCTTCTCCAGCTCCTCGTCGGTCATCGGAACGCGCCGCGCCACCCAGGTCACATCCTTCCAGCGCCGGGCCGGCGAATGCAGGAAATCCGACCAGTGCACATAGTCGATACACACACGCTCGTCGCTGATCACCTCGGGCGGAGCGCCACCATTCCCACCCATGCCGTCGCCAGGCAAACCGCTGGGCAAACCACCGAGGAGACCCTCGGGCAAGCCACCACTGGCCGGCGGGGCGGAAGGCTCGACGCCCATGTCGAGCGGCTCGAAATCGGCCTCGTAGCGCAGCCACACCGTGCCGCGGGCACAGAGCAGGAAATCGTCGCGCACCGCCCGCATGATGGAATCGATATCGGCTTCATCGCCGGTATAGGCGAGATTGCGCTCGACCAGTTCCGAGGCCATGCGCGCCACCGGCTGCGCATCCTTGAAGCGGCGTTCGACGACCGGCTGCGGCACGCGGGCGTAGACGGCCGGCTGCAGCACCGAGGTATTGGCCCATAGCATCGGAAACCGACGCTTGGCCGCATTCGTCTGGTCCGACTGCTGGTCGAGATAGATCTTCTCGATCTTGACGCAGCGGTCATGCCAGGACTTGAAATAGCGCTGGGCGCGCTCGAGCTCCTGCTGCCAACGGGCGCCGACCTTTGCCAGGTCCCATTGCTGCCCGCTCTCTGAAACCGCCGTTTCGTCTTCCATCAAACACGCTCGCTGTAGGTCGGGGTGGAATCGACAAAGTCGTTGAAGGTCATCGTCTGGAAGGTCGGGAGGCTCTTCACTTGCGGCTTCAGCGGTTCAGGCGCCAATCCGGTGAAGATGATCGCCAGACCGCCGAAAGCGTCCGCACCGTGCGATGCCCAATTGTGCAGGGGCTCGTCGCGGAAGACGCTCAGATCCTCGTCCCAATCCTTGCGGTAGTTCCGTAGACATTTGATGCCCTGGATGCAGCCGGCCTGATCGAACTCGATCTTTGCCAGAATGCGCCGGGTGCCGTTGATGCGGTCATGGACATAGGCGCGCTCGATCTTGCGGACGGTGCCGAGACCGCGGGCCTTGACCTCTTTCAGCATGACCTCGATGCGGGTCATGCCGCCACGCGTCCATTCCCTGACCTTGATGTCATGCGGCATGTTGTGGATGCCGTAGACATAGCCATGTTCTTCGCCGCGCCGCTCCAGCTCGTCGAGCATGCCGTCCATGCCGGTGCCGGTATGCTCGAAATAGCCGATCATCCGGACACGGCCAGGCAGCACCTGAAACAGCCAGACGCTGTTGGTGTCGTCCATGCCAATGTCGGAAATGGTGTGGACGGGATAACCTTCCACATGCGGGAAAACCCCGATGCGCTCTTCGGCATCGGCGACCGCCATCTGGTCGGCGTAATAGGCGCCCTCGACGCTCGCTTCGAACGCTTCGGCCGGCGTCGAGGGATATTCGCGCTTCATGTCGCCGAGCTGGGTTTCGGCCTTCTTGACGTACCAGGCCTTCTGCCCGTCGGTCAGCGTGATGCCCTGGTCGGCCAGATTGCGGAAATATTTGACGAAAGCATCGGTGATGATGACGCCCTGGGGCGCGATCGAATATTGCGGTTCCTTCCACCAGGGGAAGAAATGGAATTTGAAGTCCAGTTCGGTCAGCTCTAGCGCCTGGCGCTGCTTGACCTGGGAATCTTCGCAGAGCGTGTAGAAATGCCCTTCCTGGCCTTCCGCCGTGCTTTCGACGAAGACCAGCTGGCCGGCCTGCACCGTATTCAGCGCGCCGGTGCGGACCTCCCTCGCCTTGTCGGGATATTTCGCGCAAAGCTTTCCATATTCGGAGATATGGAGATATTGCAGCGTTCCCGAGCGCAGCGAGGTTCCGACCCTGATGCTCGAATTATTGCCAAGCAGCAGTTCGGTCTGGTTGGCTCGGACGACAGGCACGGCGTTGCGGATACCATCCGGCAGATTGTCATAGGGATATTTGATCTTGTCCCTGAAGATCGTCTGCACGTCGCCCAGCGTATGAGCGATGGTGCCGGCCCTGATATCCCGGTTGAAGACGCAGGCATCGAGCATGAAGATCTGGATGAAGGTGGTGAGACCGAGCTGGCGGGCTTTCAGCAGCACGTTGAGATAATGCATCTGCTCGAAAAAGGTCATCTGCGTCCAGTTCATTTCGAACCTGACGCGTTTGCCCGATTTGTCGGTGATCCAATAGAGGTTGTTCAGCCGCCAGCGCCAGTCGGAAAACTGGTCAACCGCCGTCTGGAAGTCCGCGGGTTTTGCCATTGATCACATCCAGCAACTGCGAAACCTCGCCGGTCACGCCGTGATCGAGCTCGACCTTGGC